AACTATTATCCTCGATGAGGCTCACAGGCTGTCTAGCGCAGCCTGGGATGCGTTGCTCAAGCCTATTGAGGAACCACCAAAGCATGTCTATTGGGTGTTCTGTACCACCAACCCTGGTAAGATACCCAAAACCATCCAAACCCGTTGTCTCAGGTATGACCTGAAACCAGTCAGTGAGGAACTGATTTATGGCTTACTCCAATTTGTGGTTGAGGCTGAGGGGGTTTCCAGTCCCGAAGAGGTCCTTGAGGCCATTGCTGAGAATGCAGGAGGCAGCCCTCGTCAGGGGCTTGTTTTCCTTGAAGCGTGCTTACAGTGTGAAACAGCTACCAAAGCACGCCACATCATGCAGGGCGCGGTGCAAAGGGATGAAATCCGTGATTTCTGTCAATGGCTACTTAAAGGGTCGGGTAAGAACTGGGGCGCGGCGCGGAAATATATTTCCGCATTTGAGGGAACCGACGCTGAGGGCATCAGAATAGCCGTAGTCCACTATCTGGCTGCGGTCTTGATGAACACAGACAACGATAAACGGGCTAAGTATTTATTGGGCTTGTTAGAGTGCTTCAACACGCCTTACAATAGCAGTGATCGGCTGGCCCCGCTGCTCTACTCCATTGGGCTAGCCATCAACTTGGACTAGAGGAGAAGCTTGTGTTTCACTTCAGGGATCGAGAGGCAGTACAAATTATGCCAACATTTCCACACCGCTGGTGGAGGAGTCAGAACAGGCTTGATATACGCCCTGTGTTGTGGTCCCTAAGAAATATGCCTCAAGATTGGTCAATTGACCAGCACACCATTACGCATAACCCCAGCAAACACGAGTTTTGGATTAGTAATGGTTTCTTTTTCTATGCACTTTATCGTGCTAATGGGGTGACCATGCCAAGATGATCCGAGAAAATTCAAGCTGTCGCTAATCAGTAGCAAATACGGAGCACTAAAAATGAAAACAATAACAGCAATTCTGATGATTGCGCTTCCTTTCACGTCGGTAGTAGCCCGGCCAGCGCGGCATCAGACGCGGATATTCTGCTCAAACTTAGAAGCATGCAGCCCTCCATTTCCATCGGTACGAAGCTGCCGATTGAAGCGGGACGGTTTTGGTTTGGTGGCGTGCCCAATATCAACAATTCGGTAATATTGCCATGGTCTCATATTTTTATCGGATCGTAGGATATGTTGCCTACGCAATTGGCGCACGCCGAACCGCATGGCTTTTATGGTCCCATCAAGATTTCAGCGGACCAAATCCTCGCGGTTGGCGGTGGTCTGGATTTTGGCATTAACATCACAAATGTGGGAAGTCTTTGCCATGGACAACGGTGAGCGGCATGTGATCCCGCAAGACGATCTTCGCTTGCATGACGGTTCACCGGGCTGCTGGTGCTGCCCACGCGATGACGGCGAAGATGTATGGGTTCATAATTCGGCTGACGGTCGCGAGCGCTACGAGCGCAGAGAGAAAGTTCACCACTAAATGCTCTATCTCCTATTCACCATTGTCCGCTACATTTCACCGAAGCCCGGCGCCATGACGCGCGCTTATAAAAGCAGGGGGAGGAATTGATGGGGCAGAGGGTATTTGCAAAATGGAACTTGGATGAGTTCGTGCGCGAGAGCAATCGAATTGAGGGCATCGCCAGTGATCCGACCCAGGCTGAAATCGAGGCTACTGCCGCTTTCGTCAATCTTGCGTTTCCAACTACCGCAAACCTTGAAACATTTGTTGCCGCGGTCGCTCCGGGGCATCGACTGCGGGATCAATACGGCCTTGACGTTCGCGTAGGCGATCACATTGCCCCGCGCGGCGCTCCTGAGATTCGGACAGCACTCGACACCATCATGGCGCGCGTAGCTGATGGCGCTGACCTTTACGACCCTTGGCAAGTGCATATCGACTACGAAACGCTGCACCCCTTCACAGACGGCAACGGGCGCTCCGGACGCGTGCTGTGGCTGTGGCAAATGCAGGCTGCACCAATCGGCTTCCTGCATCAGTTCTACTATCAGACGCTTTCAAGAGTCCGGGCATTAACACTATGACGCGCGCCTATCGGAATAGAGGGAGGAATTGATGCGCAATATTCTGTGTACCCTTCTTGGCCTAATGTGCCATTCGCCAGAAGCCATCCAGACTTATTCTTGTATCAATTCATCGACCCAAATAAATGCGGGCCTCACTATCTGTCGGAACGCGTGTGCAATAATCGACGCAAATTCCGGCAAGATACTTGTGTCGTGGCCAGCACGAGACGACGGCTTGTGTTACAGCGCTGATATGCCCAAATGACCAACCTCGCCTTCATCCTGATCCCGCGCGGGATTGTGTGGTGCTTTCAGCGTCGGGAGCGGCGTTGGAACACCAAAAATGAAATCGCCAGATTACAGAGCGTAAATAAGCAATTTGCTGATCATTTCATCCCACCAAACAGCACTGTGCGTCTTGTCAATGCCACTAAAAATTGACGAATTTCGGGGGTATCTCCCCATAGATAAGTTGAGGCTCGACGATGAAGTTGTCCAGCAGCCTGCACTGTTTTATGAAGCATCTGAAGCATGTGCGGAGGCCATTACTGAGAGAGATGCTCGGCGCGAGGAGCTATCATCTGTTGATGCTGATCTTGACGCTGAGGCCAGGACAGCACTCAGCGAACCGAAGGAAGCTGAGGTAAAAGCATACATTCAAAGCCACGCCCGTCACAAGAAAGCCACTGCCGAGTGGCTTGATGCCAAAGAATTGGCCGACAAATTGACCGCCCTCAAAGAAGCCTTTAAGCAACGTTCTTACAGCATGAGAATATTGGCTGATCTACACGTTTCAAACTACTTTGAATCTGCGTCCTTGAAAACCACTGCTGCAACCGACAAATTGGTGTATGACAGGCAGCGTGCTAGATTAGCCGAAGGACGCAAGAAGTAATCAATTCCCCACATGAGGAGTTAGCGATGGCCAAAGGCCCCACCCGCAGTTTTAGATACCAAGAGCGCTCCAAGGACGATCTCAAAGAGCGTGCCAACGCCAAGGGCGGCAACTTTGATGATTATATCCTGCCAAAATATAAGAAATACAAAGTGCGGGACGGCAAGAATCTGATCCGTATTCTCCCACCTACCTGGGATCAAGCCAAGCACTACGGTTACGACATCTGGCTCAATTACAACATTGGCCCCGACAATCAGGCTTACCTGTCACTGGCCAAGATGAAGAACGAACGCAATGATCCCATTGCTGAGGCAGCCCGTGAGGCCGCCAATGAGGGTGACGACAAGCTAAGGCGCGAACTGTTGCCCAGACAACGTATTCTTATGTGGGTGATTGATCGCAACGAGGAGGATGAGGGGCCACAGCTCTGGGCCTGTCCACAAACCGTCGACAAAGCCTTTGCCAACCTGTCGTTTGACCAGGATACTGGTGAAGTCATCTATATTGATGACCCCGAGCAGGGCTGTGACGTTAGATTCTTCAAAGAGGGCACCGGCCTCAAAACTGATTATGACGCCAGTAAGATGCGGCTGATGAAGCCCTCCCCCCTCAGTGAGGACCCCAAACTCATGGATGAGTGGCTGGATTATGCTCAGCAAAACCCGGTCCCTGAGTGCCTGCATTTCTATGACTGTGACTACATTGCCAGCATCTTCAATGGAACTCCCAATAAGCCAAAGGATGAAGATGCGCCACCCCCAAAGGCTGTGAAAACGTCACGGCAGGCCCCTGAACCTGATGATGATGACCCAGCACCGGCTCCCCGTGCGCGTGCCAGGGCTGTCATGGTTGAAGATGCGGATGAAGCCCCCACACCACGCCGGCCCATACCTAAAAGTGACGACGAGGATGAAGCCCCTGAGGGTGAAAGCATCAGGCAGCGTATCGCTCGCCGCAGGGCAGCCGCCTCAGCCGTTGAGGAGGACTGAGCTCTTGCGCCGGGCCAAACTGGACCCGGTAAAGATGGACAAACGCCCATTACGTGAAATAATGGGCGATTACATCCCCTACGGCAGATT